TAAATCGGATTAGTCTTACACTAGCTCTGCGTTCGTATAGCATTGCCAACTCGCAATGCTCCTTTCGCAATCAAATCGAAAGTGGTGAGAAGTATAATTGAAGATTGAATTTTTTTCAAATGTTTTTTGATGAGCTGCTATAACAATTGGCTTTTTGGGCTTCATAAGCAACTATGTTTTTCTATAAATTGCTATAAATAATATAAAAGAATAAGATACCATGTTGATTTATCAGCATGAGACTTTTTCCTAGTAAAATCTTTTTTACACACTGGACAATTGATGACAACTCGGTTTATTTTATTCTTCTCTTGTATCACTTCAGATAAAATACACCCACATGATTTTGTTCTACCATTAACAACACTGGTTGCTTTAATAAAAACTTTATTACCACAATCGCATAAAAACTCCCAAATAACTTTCTTATCTTTTCTTTCATTAGTAGGTTTAATTGCAACCAACTTCCCAAATTTATAACCTTCTATTTTTAATGCTGTTCCCATTATAATCTCTAATTTTACTTAACGCAACGGTTATTGTTAATTATTTAACCATTTCCTTGCCTAAATATATTTCGCAACTGCGGGTAATTCTCTACGATTTTATATCATCTTTATTGGTAATGTAATACTTATGATGTCTAGCTGCAACTACTTCTTTATTATTTTTAATATATTCTTTTTTCTTATCATATAAACTATCCTTATTAGAATCACGATAGACTTTTGACTTTGCTCTTAAAACATCTTTATTTTTAGAGCGATATTCTTTTTGATAATTAGGATTATCTAGTTTATATTTAGCGTCTTTAATTTTAATAGATTTTCTATTTTCTTTTCGTTCTTCTGAAAAACAAACCATACATTTAAATGTATATCCTGTTTTGGAATATTTATCTTTATTAAAATCAGATAATGGTTTCTCAATTGAGCATTTAGTGCATATTTTAACATCTATCATAATTCAAACCTCAGCTTTATAGTTAGCTAACTATAACTCAATTAGCTAACTATATCAAACACAATTACATTACTGACATGCTTCACATGATTCTGTCTTGATTTTACTTTGATGACTATAGCCTGAACGAGTTACTAGATAATATAAACCTTCAATTTGCTCATTATTAAACGCATCTTCATGTAATTCGGCAATGATTGATTCTGGTGTATCTGCTGGAATAAACAAGTTTACCGATTGCCATTGGTCAACAAATTTATTTCGCAATGCTGCATAACGTAGAAGTACATTCTGATTCATTTCAAACGCAGTTCTAAATACTGCTTTTTCATGGTCATCTAACCAATCTACATTTTGCACTGAACCGCTATCATCAACAATCTTATCAATTTCATCATAATTGAACTTACCTTTAGCTTTCATAACAGCCACGAGAGATCCATTTATACGGTCGATTTCTCCTGACGCTGTTTGCTGTGTATAAGTAGAGCTAGGATTCGGCGAAACTCCTTCTGATACACCAGCCATCAATAAGCTAGTTGATTTAGTAGGTGGACAAGTCATCGTGTGAGTATTTCTAACACCAAACCCTTCACACCATTCAGGCTCTCCTAATTCAATAGCCATCCATTGTGAAGCGCGTTTAGATTCTTTTTGTAACAATTCAAACATTTCACACATTTTAAATTGTGAATCGAGTGATTCAAAAATAATACTATGGTCTTGCATATAAGTGTGTAAGCCACAAACGCCTAACCCCAATGCCCGTCCTTTTTCAGTGCATCTGACAACCTTTTCTAAACCAGATATTGAACGAGCCTTAGTTATGAATTCTTCACATACACAATCTAAAAATACAGTAGCCCAAAATACAGCATCGGTATCATACCACTCATCGTAAGTAGCTAAATTCATACTAGACAATACGCAGGAATAGCTATGGTCTTTATCTGAAAATAGAGTTATCTCTTGGCATAACTGACTGCATTTAACAGTCAGCCCATGCTTTTTATACATTTCTGGAACATGACGATTTACTTTATCTGTAAAGAAAAAATAACCTCGCCCTGTAGTTAATTTTAACTTCATTGTTCTTTGGAAGCGTCTAGTTGATTCTTCACCACCATTGTTTAAGTCACTAATAAACTCATCTGAAACACACCATCCGATATTAACATCGTCTGGTTCTGAAGAAATATAATCAACAATTTCGTCAAAATCCCCGTGTTCAATTGGAATATATCCAGCCCATGCTCCACGTCTAACGCCCCCTTGTGATACATTTCTAGTCATGGTCACGAAATCTTTAAGCACAGGAAGAACACCACTTGCTTTATTACCATCAGCGATTTTAGAACCTCTTGGTCTAATGTCACCTAAATAACTAGCAGTACCAAATCCGAGTTTGGAAAGGATGGCACATTCGCGCAACGATGAATAGAATCCGTCAATTGAATCTTCTACTACATTAGCCATACATGATACAGGCATACCTCTATCAGTACCCATATTTGCCAATACTGGTGTAGAAGGTGATAACCAACCATTCCATAACAACTTCAAAAACCAATCGTAACCTTCTTGTTCTTTACCGATTCCTGCTAGGTGTTTAGCTGCTGTTGCTGCAATACGCTCAAATTGACCTAAGATACTTCTACCTTTTGTATTGTACTCATAGCGAGAAATGAACATTTGATAACCAGGTGTGATGTACCAATCAGGAACTAATCCTTTATCTTGCAGTTCTTTCCTTTCTTGTGATAATTTTTTATATTTAGACATTTTTGTATTTACCTTTAAATGTGAACGCTGTTTCATCCCAATTTCTGTTGTATTCAGCCGACATACCCGTGAAAAAGTCATTAAAACTATAATTCTTAATTCCTTTATAGAAATACTCAGCAATCCCATTAGATTCTACCACAAATAATTCAGCGTAGCCTAACTGTGTTAAACAAATGTTAATCCGAGATTTAACGAATGACTTTAAATCATCCTTATTACAATTCTCAATATCACCTTTTTCAAAAATCATTTCAATAATACGAGATTCATGTTCGTAGATTGCTTCAGCCATTTCAATCACATCATCGAGCAATGCTTCTTCATGTGAAGACTTTAACTTCATTTGTGCTTTTAATGATTTGAATGCCCATGCACCAGCTAAACTGTGTAATTGTTCATCACGGATTGAAAAGTTTATACCTCTAACCATATTGGTAAGTTTGTTTTTACCATTAGATTGAAAGTGTTTTAAGAACGCAAACGATGAATATAAAATAGCTCCTTCAATCATCGAAAACCCTGCAATCGACACAAGGTCATTTTTACTATTTACAACTGAATCAATGAAGTCCATACGAGATTTAAGTAACTGATCAGTCACATAAGATTCATAAAATTCATCCGTGTTAATGTGAAGTAACTCGTTAATTTTATTGTAAAAAGGCTTGTGTACTGCTAACTCAAACATACCAAATGTGGCAGCCATAGCTTGTATTTCAGGACGCTTAAACATTCGCATAAACCTACCTGTCCAATAATCACTCCCTGCTTTCAATTCATATAACGTGAATAGCTTTAGAGTAGTAATAACACCGTGCTTTTCAGATTCAGTAAAGTCTGTTAAGATTGATGCGATGTCTTTTTCCACATTTACTTCTTTAGCTGTCCAGAAAATATCCAACTGGTCTTCCATAATCTGTACAGCTTCAGGATACCTAACCACAAAAGACTCTGTTTTTTCTTGAATATGAGGTTTAGCCATTATAAACCACCTTTAGTATCTTCCAACGTGCTATCGCGTTTTACTACTTGCATCTTTAAATCCCCTCAACTTCACTAATATAATTATCAATCTGTCCGACAAATTCAGACTTGTATTCGTTTAACATGAAAATCAAATCGTCTTTACCACCTTCAGCGATTGATTTCTTCATAGTAAGTCTTACAAATTCATCAATTGATTCTGATGTCCAGTTTAGTGTGGAAATTAAGACGTTTCTGCCTTGTTGATATTGCTGTTCATTCATCAAACTTCCCCATTAGAAACAGCTTCTTCAAACTTCAACGCAATTTTATAGGAATTAGTCATCAATTCAATCTGCCATAAATCATTATACGCCTTCTTGATTGCAGCAATATATTCTTCACCTTTCGTGATTTCTTGTTTTAGGAACACTTGTTTAGTCATTTTGTTTCTCCAAGTGATGAAATTAAACCATTGATGTCAGAATTAAAATCGTCTTGCAATTCTATAACATGTGACTTTAAAAGTAATTTTACCTCACAAAGAGTAACTGTTTTAAACAATTCACCAGCAAATCTAGCGATGTCAATATCGCTGTATAATTCTCTAGCAAGTACATTATACATCTCATTGTAGTTATAATGATTCATTTTGTTTCTCCGTTTTTAACGGCTGCCTCAGTAATCCAACCTTTAATACTCAAAGCCATATCATCAACTCTGGTTAAAAGTTCTTCAAGCGTGTATTTTTCTTTAGTATTCCAAGTCAATAATCTAACGATTAAATCTTTAGATGTCCCTAAAATAAACACTACCATGAAAATCGGAACAATTACCAAAGTAAAAATAATACTGCAAATGTACCGCTTAATAAATTTAAACATTCGTTACTCCAAGTTAAAACCAGCTAGTCAATCTGGTGAAGTTTAACGACTGGGTGAATGGTAATGTATTAAAAACTAACTGTCAAACAAAATTTCGTATTGCTGATAAGTTTTTCTTTCGATGATTAACCTAGACGAGCAATGTTTGCAAATAAACGGCATCATGTGTCCGATAGGAATTTTTTAAATCTGATAATGTACAATTGTATTCTCTGAAACAAACTGTACATTCTACTGGGTGTATTTTAGTGTTGTAAATCATGTTGATTACCTATTGGCATTGAAAAATGCTTCCGCAAAACGTTGTGAGCATAAAGAACGTAACGACATATCATCATGAATATCTGCTTTGAATTTATAAAATTCAGGAATATCGTCAATCGCTGATTTATGCAAAAAAGCTAATGATGGCTTTGGTCTGTTTGGTCTCGTATAGATGTTTAACTTATCGCAAGAATTCCAAGTATGTGTCTTTTCTGGGATATTAAATTCTCCCCATAAGGCTGTTTTATTAGTTCATGCAGAACCATAGTTGTGAATTCCATAGAAAAGTCTCTATGTGCATCTAAACGCTTCAACACTAACAGCTGCCCCGATAAATCGGATTAGTCTTACACTAGCTCTGCGTTCGTATAGCATTGCCAACTCGCATTGAAGATTGAATTTTTTTCAAATGTTTTTGTTATGTAGTAGATAAATCGTATTTTTAAGCATAATAAACGACTATATTTTTCTATCAATTACTATAAATAATATAAAAGAATAAGATACTCATAAGGCTGATAAGTCATAGTCGGCCTTCCTAAAAACTCCTTTAGCCGTCCAGTAGCGGGATTTTCAATAACATAAAACTTAGGATTACACTGCTTAATAATTCTTAAGCAGTGATTGACTAATATCATCCCTTCATCTACGTTACCATTGCCTTGATTATTCGCATATTTAGCGAAACTAAATTCAGTGCATACAGGATTTGCGATAACGCCATACACGTTATCGGGAGGATTGTAGTTTTCAACACCTATCTCTTTCCCAATCTTTATAACTTCATAGTCATCATTGTTAGCGTAAAACCATGAATCCGAACCAATGTCGGCGCATAAATGTAAAATTATTTTCTTACTCATGCTAAACCTCAATCACGTCAAACAATCTATTTTGTCTACTCTTATCTAACCGAGATAAACACTTAAATAACTCTCGCAACGTACCTCGATATTCAAACATCGCTTCTTTGAAAGACGGTATAAAGTCTAACGTACCTGCCGAATACCCTATGCTAATAGACTGAATCACATCTGTGGCGATGACTCCATCTTCTGGAGATAGTTTTAGAAATAGTTTTGCTAGATTCATTATTTTCTCCGAACGTAAGTGTGAATTAAAAATTTACTATTTGACGTGTCGATACTTTCTTGTAACCAACTACTATCTAACTCAGGAAACAGTTTATCGCCTTTCACATCCACATCAACCACACTAAGAATGATTTTATCAGCATAAGGCATAAACAATCTATAGATTTCTGCACCACCGATTACCATGTGTTCTTGCGATATTTTCTGTATTATTTCAGGTCGAATCCCGTTTAGATTTGTATAATTAGGTATATCATCGCACTCATGCCATTCTCGGGATATAACATATACAAATCGTCCATCCAAAACAGGCATCTGTTGTACAGTCTTTCGCCCAACAATGCAAGTTTTACCAAGCGTCTGCTGACGAAAATGCTTCAATTCTTCAGGGATATGCCAAAGCATCCCACTTGTACCACTATCTGCAATAACTCTGTCTTTAGTCATTGCTGCGATTATCGTGATTGTCATTAGTTACTCCACATAGCGTAAACAATACCTACAGCAGCCATAGTTGTGAATTCCATAGAAAAGTCTCTATGTGCATCTAAACGCTTCAACACTAACAGCTGCCCCGATAAATCGGATTAGTCTTACACTAGCTCTGCGTTCGTATAGCATTGCCAACTCGCAATGC